GAGTCTCAGATCATACACCCTCACCAGCGCTGTTTTGCCTGGGAAAAAATGGTGATTATAGCCGGAATAGCCGATCCGTACGTCCTCTGCTGTGTTTGCCAGTGCTTCGCTATAGGTCGTTCCCGAATCCCCCACCTCGGAGCCATTCACATAAACCTTAAAGGTTTTGCCATAACACCACGTCATTACCACGTGATTCCAGGCTCCCAGCGTTAGGGCGTTCGAACATGATTTAGTTCGTCGCCCTGATGCGCTGAATACTAGATTAGCCATCAGTGTCGGAGCGGGATTATTGAGATCAGCGTGTCCAGAATACCAATAGAACGCCCACTGGCTGTCATATCGACCCTTAGCCGCTATAGCCCTCAGCGATCCTACGCTCTGAGGGAGTGTTGTGTCTGGACATATCCACGCCTCAACGGTGATATTATGCAGACAGTCAAGGGAGCTATCATCACTCACTGTTAAATATTGAGTCGTTCCGTTTAGGTGAAGAGATTTATATAGTTCTATGGATTCCCGATCATCACCTATCCTGTATAGCGCCTTATTAGCCAGCGTTTCTACGTCTGATAGGTTCTTAACGTAGATCACATCATCAGAACTGGGAACCGCTTTATTTGTAAGGTTTAGCCGTGTATCATAGTTTTTATTTAGATCACAGCTTATATAATAACTCCTGAGTGTCAGCGCTCCAGAACTAGACTTGATCGCCCTGCTTCTGATTAGCACCCGAACCTCACCGTTAGTCGTGTCTACAAATTGCCTAGCCTGATCCGGATCGGTGACAGAGAATTTAACCGTTTCCTGATCCTCTGTGATTGCCTCACCCATCCTGATCCATCTGGTTCCATCCCATAGAAACACCCTAAAGCCGTGGTTTCCCGTGTCGCCTGAGTCTATACAAGCGCCCTTGTAAACCAGATCAAAAGCCTTAACCTCTGATATGGCGCTTATATCAGAACTGGACACCGAAAATATAAACTTGTGGTAAACATACTCCTTGACATTGCTAGCGCTGGTTTCTGCATAGTTTGTATCATCACCATCTACGGCTTGATAGTTTCCAGTTGTAAATTCATTAGTCTCAAAGTCGTTCCGGTTCGCCTGTGTGCTGGTGCTAGCATCATAGCGAGCTAGATCGGTGGAGCTGGGATTAGTGATCCCCGTAAAATCATAGTTTACCTCAGTATATAGCCGCCCAGAATCCACATTAGCCGGAACATACTGAGTGTCAAACAGCAAGGGATCATCAGATAGCGCCGCCTGGAGTAGCCGCTCCCACTGGCTGTGAGTGAGGTTCTCAAATTGTAAAGTCGGGTTATAATAGCGTCCCACCCTGTCCACCACCATAGAACCATCAGCCGTTCTGTTAGAATTGCTCACCTCTTTCCACGCCACCGAAAGATTAGGCTCTCTGGCTATGGCGTTTCCCTCTACTACTATATCATCTATGTAAAATGCCACAGATTTCCAGTCGCCACTTGCTCTGAGGTATAGCCGGATCGTGGTGCATCCAGCCGGTGTGGTCACTTTGGTGTTAAAATTGCTCCACTCAGTGTTCATAAGCGTTCCGGTGGATATGTTAGCCCCGTTGGTCTGATCATATATAACATAGGTGATCTGCTGTGGAGCCTCGCATTTATAGGCGAACTCCACCCAGTAGTCAGTTTCCGGTTCTATATCCTCTATGTCTCTATAGACCCCAGCCGCTGTAAAATCTACCCACCTGGAATGATCGCCAAAACTGGTAGTATCACCGCCGGATAGCGTGAAATCATAGGTTCCGTCTACAGTCTCGGTTAAATCTGTGTCGGTGTCGCCATCATCCAGTTTCCACAAACCTTTCCATGATGCCCCCGCCGGTGTCCACGAACTAGCCGTGTTATCTGCCGGATTAGCCGCCATAAATGCCACCTGTCCGGCTGTTGGCATGGTTCCCCCGACTTGGAGCCTCACGTTTCGCACACAGCCTCTAAATGGCATGCCACCGTCAGACTCAGCGCCGATAGTGAGGATTTCTGCGTTATTTTCAGCCCCCACAGCCAACAGCGCCGCCTCTCCGTTGGTGGTTCCATTATCTTCCACGCCGTCTATATAAGCGGCGCATCCAGCAAAACTGTTTCTATCGAAAAAGAACGCCACATGATGCCATGTATCATCATTAATAGCAGAACCGCCCGACTGATAAAAGGCATTTAGACTGGCATCCACTATGTACGCCCGGGGGGTGCCTGAGTTGATTATATAAGCACCCCACCCCTCAGCACCGCTGATACTGGTTGTTTTTGCTATCACTACAGCGTGCAAGGGAGTATCTGGCTTTTTGATCTCGAAAGCCACAAACAGATCGCCAGACCCTAAGTCCATCCTGTCAGCGGCTTGTTTATACTGAGCCACTTCGTCTAGCTTGCCATAAGTGCTGGTCAACGTGGGATCGCTTACCACCACCTTTAGACATGATTCATGATCGGGATCGTCCGTGTCTCTGGTGGTGGTGACAGTGGCTCCAGCTTCTGGGTTCCACTCTGTCACCTCGTAATCATAGTCAAAAGAACAGCGATAGCCACCACCGCTGTTCTGGAGAAAAAAGCGTGTACTCATATTTCACCTTTTAGGTATAGCCCATCAGTTTAGCTTGCCTGAATATTTCCTCTATAAATGAATTGAAATTCCCGTTGCCCTGAACATTCAAAGCGATCGGGCGTTCCTGCTGGTTCTGGATCGCTGTAAGTAGCTGGCTTAATTGAGCTTCTGTGGCGCTGTTGTTTGGAACTAGTGCTGTTTGCCCACCCATGCCCATATCATAAGTCCCCCCGTTGCCAAACCATTTATCATATTCCCCTCGGCTCTGAGTGTTTAACATAGAGGTTAATCTACCAAATTTCAACCCAGTCGGAGTGTGTGTCTCCTGTTTCCAGTTTTGCCCTAGCCCGTGAGCGTCAAAAAACTCATTCCAGTCTGGTTCCCACCGTCCATAATTACTATGCCCATATTCCCCAAGAGCGCCCGATCTAAGCGTGTCGGGATTTAGTTGTGTTACGTCTGCTCCTGGCAGTAATCGTAGATTCTGATCCGCTCCGAATTCATGAGAAATCCAGCCATACTCTCCGTTTTTTGTAACCTCTGGTGCGTAATCCTGAAAGAACGTTCTCGGATCGCTCCCTGTTTTGCTATACGAATTCATAACGTCCTGTATCATGCTAGCGTTAAACCACTCTAGAGCGGTATTTCCCACCCCCACAGCGTCAGTAAACCCCACAATAGCCTGAGTTGCCAACCACATCATCTCTGTTGTGGTGGGCATCCGATCATTTACTTCGTCCAGTCCAGTGGTGAGGGAATGTCCAGCAAGTGCGTCATATAGGAAATTCGTGGCTGACGTAGCTTTGTCCTGAGTAGTTACCATCTTAACCATCATGGAATTCATCAACTCAGTTTTTTTTGCCACGCCCATCTGTCCACCGCTGATCAAATCCAACAGGTTGCCGTAAGCCTTTAGGTCATCTATATCTACACTGGTTAAGCCTAGCCGTGTGGCTGATTGCATCTGCTGATCATAGCGCTGGTTTACTGCCCGGGTTCCTGCTTTATCAAAAACCTTATTTGACAGAGAGTTAGCCGATCCATATAATCCCTGTTTGGTTCCCGTAGGATTTATGAAACTTTGCCACATGGATTCCATAGTGGTGTTTCTCTGGCTGGTAGCTGTTTTGTAGTTTGATGCCGGTTCCTTACGGTTCGTGATACTTTGCGTCCAGTCGTAGCCCTTGTCACTCCTGTTGGTATTTGATAAATTAGTGCCAAACAGCTTATCTATTCCCAGCATCGCTGGTTCCTTGAACGCTTTATAATAGATAGCCGCCGCCACTATGGGAGCCGCTATTCCCGCCGCCGTGCTTGCTATCGCTCCCCAGTTTGCACCGCCCACCGCTCCAGCCGCTGAACTAGCCCCAGCCTTAGCCTTGCCACCGATTGATCTTAGTGTTCCCCAGATTCCAGCACCGCCACCCGCTCCAGCGCCGGTCCCCAGAATAGAACCCATCCCAGAGCCGCCACCGGAACCACCTGAGCCTAGCAAGGTTCCCAGCACCGATCCGCCACCGGAACCACCTGAGCCGCCACCCAGCAAGTCGTTTATTTTGTGAATGATTCCACTCACATCATTCCAGAGCGTGCTAAGGTTATGGAGTAGTGTGGCTTGTTTATCTATCCATGTTGCCATGTTACTGAGCCATGTATCGTGGAAATCATCCTCATCACCCAGTATATCGTTAAACAGCCCCCTGATCCCGTAATATGTCTCAGAAAGCGTGTTGATCCCATCCGCTGTGTTATCCACATAGCCTAGCCAGTGATCTGCCTGGAGTTGTCGGAGTTCTTTATTTCGCCATTCTTCTAGGGCGATCAGGTCGCCGCCAAATTCCTCAGCAAAAGCATACTGTTCCGCATATTCCATATTGAGTAGTGTCGTTTGGGCATCAAGGCTGTTTAACTCGCTAGCATGAAAGCGGAGCGTGTTTTCATACATGCGTTTGTCAATCTTTTCTTTCTTATCAGCCCTTTTGTTCTGTCCTTTTTCCCATTTTCCGAAAAATGTCTCTGTAGCGTCTATTTCCGCTTGCTGTTGCTCTGCGTGCTGTTGCATGGCTTTCTCGGTGCGCTGTTGATCTTTCTCATGCAATGCGTTAATTCGTATGGTGAAATCTTCCTCTACTTTATACATGGCTTGCCGCTCAGTATATACCCATTCCGCAAGGAAGTTTTTAGCATCCTCTAGCTCTTGGCGTTCCAATTCTCTGAAAGCCTCGCCACGTTTTTTGATTTCGGCTTCCTCTTTGGCAAAACTTTTTTGATAATCATGCAAATGGCTTTCCAACTCTGTGTTGCGTACAAAGCCTCTAGCCTTGCTACCAGCCTCGGTAATCTCTGTCTGTTTATCCTGCGAATCCTTAACGGTTGCCTGTACTTTCACTTCCGAGGTTTCAATGGTTTTCGCTATCTGCTCAGTGGTGTTCTGTATAGCCCCTGTAGCTTTCTGGAGCGCTTCTCCAGGAGCCGTTGCCATATCCGCTATAGTGGTAGTTATATCCGCTAGAGCGGCTTCTGTGATAACTTTTTGCCTAGCAACGAAAACATCATAACGCTCATTCTGATCCTCAGCAAATCGCTGATTTCGGGCGTTGATCTTTTCGTCCAGTTCGGGATCATCCCATTTATATATTCGCTGGAGCCAGTTTGTTGCCTCAAGCGCCGCCGTTCTCCACCCCTCTGTCCATTCTTGCCAGTACCATTCCCATGCGGGTAGAGCCGATGCCCTTAATATCTCTCCAGTTCCGCTAGCGAATTTCCCCACCAGCGTTAAACCCGTTTGGGCTAAATCGCCTATAAGGGCGATCACCACATTCCTGTGATCTTGCCAGAGTCCAGTTAAGCCGCCGCCGGTGCTGATCAGTTTGCTGGTGGAATCCACAAACTGTTTGATAGAATCCAGCGCCGATCCAGCCGCTTCCTGTAGCCCCTCGCCTATGGAAAGTTTTAACTCAGTGAAAGAGTTTTTTAGAACATTCCACTTATTAACCAGCGTGTTTTCCAGCTTCTTATAAGCCTCACCAGCCGCTCCAGCGGAATCTCCCACCTCGCCCACTACTCGCTTAAACTGATCGAGGTTTTCTGTCATGGTTATGATCGCCCTAGCCGCCCGTTTATCAAATCCTAGTTCGTCAAAAATCTTTACTTTGGCGGCGTCAGTCATGCCCACAATGACACCGGCTAGCTGTTCCATGACGCTCACTAGCCCTACATACTGCCCTTCTTCACCAAATACCTTAACGCCTATGTTTTCCAGTTCGTCTGATTTTTCGCCCAGGGCGTCTAACGCTCTAGCCAGTGATACACTAGCCATGTCAGCGCTGAAAGCGTTTTGTGTGAGAAATGCTATCGATCCATAAACTTCCTGGATAGAGCTACCCATCTTATTTGCCGAAGGCAAAACTTGACCCATAGAACCTGCTAGCTCCGAAAACGTCACTTTTCCGGATCGGACTGTAGCAAAAGCCGTGTCAAAAACCTTGTCAACATCCGCAAACTCCAACCCCAGAGCGTTAATGGTTCCCGTGGCTAAATTAGCCGCCGTTTTTACATCTGAAACACCAGCCACAGCCGCCTTGCCCGAACTCTCCAAAGTATACAAGGATTCCGAAAGCGGAACGCTAGCCGATAGCACATCATACAAAGCCTCGCTTAATATGCTGGTGTTGTGTGGCATATCAAGCGCCATCTGTCTCACTCCAGCGGATAGCGCCTGAGTGTTCCGTTCTACGTCAGTTCGGATCATGGTGGAAACGTTAGCCATCTCATGCCCAAATTTTCCGTATTCCTTCACGCCCTGAACGCTTATGGTGGTTATAGCCGCCGCCGCCGCCACCACTCCTGCTGTCAGCCCCAGTAGAGCGATCCCCACGGGCTTTAAGATAGCTGGAGCGGCTAAAGCAAAAGACTTAAGCCCACCAGTGGCTTTATTTATCCCCCCAGTGAATCCAGCGTGATCGGCGTCCAGCTTGACCCTCGCTGCTCCCAGATCGGCGGCGTCTATTCCACTAAACATATTAAACCTCACTTTCAGGGCTTAAGCCCGTTAATAAACAAGGCATACTTGCCCAGATCACCCATTCCGATCCGTGTATGATCAACTGAGTGGAGTTTATCTATTGATTCTGTCCAGTTTTCTGTCTTGTGTTTTTGTTGTGTTTGGTGTGAGCGCTCGTCTGGAGCGCTGTTTCCGTAGATTTTCGCTATACTTTCATATAGGCTATAGATCACATTGATCGGCTTTTTGGCTACCACCGCGGGATCAATGTGGAACTCCCTGGCAATTAGCAAGCATATATTAGCCAGAGCCTCTATTTGCTCTCTGGCTGTTTGTCGTTTTTTCCCTCAGCCGGTTCCTCTGGTTCCTGATCGTCTGGTTCCGGTGGATTAAACAGCTTTTCTATTTCCTCTCTGTTTTTGCTGGAGTAGAAATATAAAACCTCTTTCATAGCTTGCCCTATATTCTCAGGCTTTACCATCCGCTTAACCCCTTCCACGGTGATCGCCGGATCGTCTCTTTTCATTCTGACATAGATCATGGGGATCGCCTTGCTATATATAAAAGTACCATCTGGGCGAATAGCACACCCTGGGATCGCATCCGATCCTTCGTCCAGCAACAGTTCCACCTCACCGAATTCCCCGCTGTGTGCCTTATCATCTATTATCGCTTCAGCCATTTCCGTGATAAAATTACTCATATTTCTCCCTTGTTGTTATAACTTCCTAAACTCTAGCCCGTGGGCTATTTTCATATTCTTAAATAATTTCCCGATCTCGTTTCTTTTTTCCATCAGCGCTGGGTATAAAAATGCGTATGCTTGCCCGTTCCCTAGCTCCACGAAAAGCGCATACATCATGCCAGCGTAGACATAGCCCACCACAGCATTATTGTCCTTGTCTCTGAAAACCTTATGCTTAATGCTGTTCTGTAGATTATGTGTTCGGCTGGTAAAACCTTTTCCGTGAGCCGCCCGATTTTCGCTATATTCCTCTTTAATGAAATCCACTAACATTCTACAGATATAATCCATCTGAGCCGCTAGTCGATCAAGCTGTTTGGAGTGGAACCGCTCCAGGTTTCTTACGATTGCATTAACACCGATCACTTTACAACTAAAATGCACACTTAACCCCCTTCGTCACCTCTCAGAAATACAAAAGGGCTAGCACGTCGCTAGCCCTTTTGTCTGATCTTTGGTTCTAATCCTCTATCAGAACCCTGAGAAATTGTCCGCTAGAATCCCCGTAACAGTCAATAGTCAAATCCAAAACAGTGCTATCTGTCTTGACATAGGTTAGGTTAGGGAGTCCTGGCATAGCTCCAGCCGCCACCCACAGTTGGTGGTTTTTGGAGTCTGTACTTTGTACCGTGTTTAACAGCCACTCCAGAGCCAGAATTTTGCTTATGTCCGTTTCGTTAATGTCGTAGATCGTAGCCGTACCAGAGCCAGAGCCTAGCAATGTTCCGCTTGCGCTAGCCGTAAGCCCCATAGTAGTAGCTATCATTTCCTCATTAAACGCTAGAGCAGACACTTGCAACTGAGCCGCCATTCCTACCACCGTGGGATTTCGTGGTACAATGTATTGACCCTCCCACGTCTGGATCGTTCTGGATAGGTTAAGACTAGCCCCGCCTCTGTAATCACCGATCTTATCAGCGCTTGTCGCTGTTACAGCGGCGCTTTTGGCATATATAGCGCCACTAAGCGCCACGTCACCTGCGTCCATTTATATTAAGCCTCACTTTCTTTCCGCTATATAATAATAGCGGAGTGTTTGTGATCGGGTGTCTACAGGCTCATCTATCTCACTAATTACCGGCGATAGATATGTTTCCTGCATTACGCCAACAGACACCGAACCGTTAGAAATGTTTGTTTCTTGCTCATGTAACAGGGCGCTGATCTGATAACAGATAGCGTCCAGCGCCGCCGCTGGTTGACTTGACGCCTGAGTGTAGACCTGGATCGTTAGATAGCCGCTCATAACGTTGGCAAAATTGCCACCTCTGGAACCATCCAGATCGAGGGTTATACAAGGATAGCCCACCTCTTGTGGGCGTTGTGCTATGTGAATATTAGCCGCCGCCACTAGCGCTATCAGCGTTGCGTTTCCTGTCAGCCTCGTTCTCACAGCCGCTAGCGTTAGCCTCTTGATACTGCTTGCCATCTTTCGGAGCCTCTATCGCCCTTTCCTGCTGTTGAATTACCACCTCAGCATCCTGTAGCCTCTTTGTGAGGTTCTCATTCTGTGCCGTGAGGTTAAGTATATCCTGTCTCAGAGCCAACACACCAACGATCAGAGTGTTGGCTGTGCTTTCGGTCGTTCTGCTCATGCTTTGCCCTCTATGGTTAAAATTGATTCCTTGTGGGAACCGTGATCCTGGACGGAATCCACGGTAAAAGTATTTCCATCCGCATCTACCACTTGACACCCAGAGCTAATGGTAACAGCCCCCGAAAACATTAAGTGGGAGCTAAGTTTAGCCTTACCCTGGTTTAGCTGTTGTAGAGCGTTTTGAGTCTGTAAGGATAGCGGCTGTATATCGGCTCCGATAGCCGTTGAAACAGTCGCCCAGGTCGCCACCTGTTCCCCCAGATCGTTAGTCGTTCCCCATGATACCTGTAAAACATCCACCGTTTGCGGTAGTCCGCTGGTGGGCATCGTCTGACCCACTGAGCGGCTAGTCAGCGCCATTTATTTCCTCACTTCCTTACATATCGCTAGCATCTGGACGCCCAGGAACTCCACCACCTTAACCCGCTGGGCGTATGCGTTCATAAATTGACTAAATATATAGCGGCTAAACCACCGGATATGAGTTTCTGCCATATTGAATCCCACAGGAACGCTAGCCAGTATTTTCCCCTCTGGCTTGCATATCCTCACAGCCTCAGCCATGACCCGCTTAGGATCGTAAACATGCTCTAGAATTTCCCCTAAAATAACGGTGTCATAGCTATTGTCAGCCACCGGAATAGTCTCAGCCTCTCCTAAAATAAACGTTAGCCGCTCCTGGGTGTCTTCTGGGAGCGTTTCCTTGATCTTGTTAGCTTCTTCCAAATGTTCTCTCAGCATATCCACACCTACCACCGTCAGTCCCTTGACGGCACACAGAATAGCGATCACGCCGCCACTACAGCCAATGTCTATCACAGAACCGCTAGCCTCAGCCACGATCCGATCCACCCGATCCTTGTTGGCTTTCATTCCTATAGTGGTGGTGTTGCCTCCGTAAACCTCATTGATCTTGTCCGGGTGTTGCCTTTCCTGATCTCTGATCTCGTTTAGCATTATAATCACCTATCACTGAGCGATAAAACCCCACCAGTTTAGCTATGTGATCCTCCATAACCACCCTGTGATCCTCGGTGATTTTCACAGCCTTTAGTGTGTCTAGCTGATCCTTTATGTCTTGCGCTGTCTCAAAAATTATTCCACACTGGTATTGATCTATCAGTGAGTGTAGCGTTTTCAAATCTTTTGAGATCACCGGCAAACCCGCCGCCATATATTCAAATAACTTGTTGGGAACAGCCAGATCAACCGCTGGGCGTTGCCTTTCGTGTAAGATATTGAAACAGATGATCCCAGCGTCAAACTGGGTTAGCTGTGTCAATAGCTCATCAGGTCTGGTTTTTTCGTGATAGTGGATATATTTGTTGTGCCTGTCCAGTTGCTGGTATTCTGCACACTCAAAAACTGGATAGATGTGGATATGGAGTTTTAACGCCGCTATCTGCTGGAATAGCTCCCTGTAGTCTCTGTGGGAGCCGTTGGCGCTGATCCCGCCCTGGTAGACTATATGGAACCCGCCGTGAGTCTCTGATAGCTTAGGGAGCCGTTTATCTGGGAGATCGTCCTGTGATGTGAAATTCATCAGCACCAGACTAGCCGCCGTGTCGATCCGGTATTGCTGGAGCGCATAAATTAACTGCCCTGCCGTGGCGTATACCCTACCATCGCTATAGGCGTTTGCCTTGTGTTCCATGTATAGCGCATAAGGCATTAAAATAGCGTTTCCGCTGTTCTTGTGTGTCATAAGGTCGTGGGTGTCATGTACAAGAGGAACCGCTCTAGCCGGATTCTCTAGCGCCTGAACTGTCTGAATGTCTGGCTCGTTGTGAATGTGGAGTAAATCATAATCATTCATGATCTCCCAGAGATTATATGGCGAGGGAACCTTGACGGTGGCGCTGTATACCTCATCATCTGGGATTCCGTAAACTTGCTCTAGTGTTGCCACGCTATAGGCTAACGTCACCCTGTGTCCTTTATGCCTGAGCGCCGCCGCCTGTTTCCTGTTTCGGATGCATGGAGACGGCTGATAGAATAGAATATTGAGCGGTTCTCCACCCTCGCCCAGCTTTTGCCATGTCGTCTCCAGGTTCCGGTGTGCTAGCGAAAAATCAGGATTTTCTCTGAGCGCCTGTTTGTAGTAGCCCTCAGCCGCCGCCTTGTCGCCACGTCTGGACATTAGAGCGCCCAGGTTATTATACGCCACCGCCTCGGAACCGTAGGAATCCATTATCAAACTTGTCGGCTTAGGGTTCTTTCGCTGTTCCTCTACTAACTCAAAATAGCGATCATAGTAGGGTTTAGCGTTTTCTAGATCGTTCTGTTCCGTGAGTGCCATAGCTAGATATATGGTGGCGTCCATATTGGTTCCCACCCGCTCCAGCAAGTCTGAACAGATTTCCTGTGTTTTCTGGTAGTTTTTCGCCTGTAAATAGGCATAAGCTAGATCGTTTCCGCTCTGCTGATAGGCGTGTTCCGTGGATTCCATCTCTCCACTCCGAACTCTGGAGAAAAAGTTTTCCGCTAGCCGGATCAGATCATCCCATTTATCTTGAACCCTGAAAATCCTGAATAGGTTACACCATGCGAATGAGTTGTGATCATCAGCTTCTATCTGTTTCCAGATCAGGGTTTCGGTTCTATGGTATTTTTTCGCCATAGTTTCCGGATCAAGGTTATAGCCTAAGTGGTGAATTTGGAGCGCCACACTGACCGGCTTAGTCTCACTAACCACCTGGTTATGCACGATCCCCTCATAGTGGGCTTTGTTACGTTTCAGGAACCGCTCAGAGTGGATCAAGGTCTGTCCATCTGGCTTATAATTGACCACCTGAACACCAACGGTGTCAGAGTCCACACCGCCCAGGAACTCCTTGAGCGCCTGAACGTCGATCCGCTGATCCATCCGCTCATCTGCGTCTATAATCAGCGCCCAGTCACACTCTATCTGTTCCAGAGCGTAGTTTCTGGCTGCGGAAAAATCATCACACCACTTAAAATAGAACACTCTAGCGCCGCTCTGTTCCGCTATATCCACAGTTTTGTCAGTGGAGCCGGTGTCTACTATAACGATCTCATCCACTACGTTTATAACGCTGTCTATACAGCCCTGGAGTAGCTTTTCCTCATCCTTAACAATCATACATGCTGAAATAGTCGCTTGCTGTTTTTTTTCCATAGTCTCCCTTTTATGTTCTGCTATATCTTGTAATCCCTGCTTACCTGAACCACCGTGGGTGGCATTTTAGATCGGTAGTATTTGGAAATATCCATAAAATCATAATGTTCCAGTTTCACGTTCCCCCTCGCCCATGTCTTAGCCTGATCCGGATTCATAGCTAATTGAGCCATACAGTCAGCCACAGCCCCGTTAATGTCGTAGGCTACAGCGTCCAGATAATACTCATCATCCTGATCGCTATCGAACTTAAACCAGCCATCGATCAGGTTATAATCATCCGGTGTGATCTCCGTAGCCGCTGATCCGTCGCCATCCCACAGCGCTATGGTAGGATCGCCGCTCCATTCCGTATCTCCACTAGCGCTGGTGGTGGCTGACGTAGCCCCCTCGAAAAATCCTATCTGGGATAGATAAACCTGATCCCCCACGTCCTCTGTCAATAGTTCCCGCCGGATATGGGATCGGTAGCTGTCTAAATAGTTCTGTAGCTGATCATCAGTCCACACCCCGCTAGCCGTATCATTCACCAGCGTTCTGAGGTGGTAGATCAGCCACGCCATAGACGTTCTAGCCATGTTTCCCCCTCATCTGAGCCTTTAGGATGTCCTGGGCTAGTTCCTCTTTTGATTTAGAGCTACTGTAAACCCCCAGCTGTCCTGCTAACGCTCTAAGTTTGTGCCAGTCGTCCGGTATATCCACACCTGGTTCTATCTCTGGTTCCGGTGGTGTTTTCCTGCTTATCGGTGGCAATCTCACAGCATAGCCCGATTTAACCAAATTCTCAAAAACCGCCGTTTCCTCTGGTGTTTTCGTCTCAAAAACCCCTAGCCTCTGATTCCATTTCCACAGCTTATAGCGTGCCACGTTCCCCCTCGCTCTCCCCTGTAGGCATAAAAAAAGGGCGTGGAAAGGGAGAAAACCACGCCCTCTAGAGCGCTCAGTCACCAGTAATTCTATGCTGCCATAGTATTGCTGATCGCTGTTGCGCTTATTGCCGTTGGAGCGGTGTTTGATAGTGTAACCGCTCCGCTGTTAGCCACAGCCGCCGGAATAGCTGCTCCGTCTGTGTTGGTTGTTGCGTATACACCAGAAGCATCAGCCGGTGTCAGCGTAGCTGTTAGACAGTCCGATCCATCCGTTAGATCGTCCGTTCCTGCTACCCAGTCAGCCCCCGCCGTAGCTGTTACCACGATCCGCCCGACTACTGCGTAAACAGCCCCTACCTGTGCCTTTATGGTGCTTTTCAGTGTATCTAACGCCACTCCTGCTGATGCGGCGCTTGAGTAAGTCTGATCACTAGCTGGAGCCAGGGTGTAAACTGATCCCCCTGAACTCTCCAGAATCAGCCACCCACCAGAATAGCTAGCCTGAGCCGTTGCCGTGCCTGTATTGATCGTGTCGGCTGTGGTAAATGTGTTTCCTGTTCCTGCTGAAATCGTATATTCCAGCCCACCGATCTTGATCGTGAGCGCCGTTAGATCAAACTGCTCATCCGTGGCGTTCACACTGATAGTTCCAGGAGCGCCGATCAAGGCTCCCGAATCCTGCCCTACGTTGTCATATATATTCTGAGCGGCTACATGGGCATCAGCCGTTTTCCAGTCGTCTGTACCAGCCGTAAACATGGTGCTACTGGCTGATTGCATACTCGTCACACTTATCACCATATCGCCCACGGTTAGTGTCGGTTGTGCTGTCAGCGCCGCAAATTCGCTCGCATAGTCCATAGTAGCCGCCGCCGCTCCTGTGACAGTCACAGAGCCAGCCTCGTCAATAGTGAACCACCACGCACCCCACATTTGCCCAGTGTGTGTGGAGTTAATTACATGCGTTCCCACTTCGATCCCAGCGGCTAGTGGCTTATAGTGGAGCCTGTTACTCAGATAGTAGTTAAAAGCCCCGAAAATTTCAGCTTTCGTGGCTGTGCCATCGTCCACAGCCAACAGCGGCGATCCGCCCACTATACCATCTCTAGTGAGCCACCCCCTGTGATCGTTATGCCTTGCCTTTATCTCGTCTATAACGGCTTTATTAGTTCCGTGATCGGTTACTAGCTCCGCTATGGTGGCTCTGTTTTCCACCTGTCTAGCTGTCATGTCCACGGTCCATGTTCTGATAGAGTTAAGCCACACTCTCAGAACCTCGCCCAGTTGCGAGGGAATTCCCCTCGCTAGTCTACGCCCTAGAGAATCAGCCATTTATTAAAACCCCCTTTGATAATAAGGTTAGAGCGCCGCTGTGGGCGCTCTGTAGTGTTACATAATTGCTGGCTGATTTCAGTTCAAGCCGTATCTATAGGCGTGTGCTTCTTCATTCATGAGTTCAAGCGTGTAGTCGCCGCCGATCCACCGTTTATGGGTGTCGCCATCCTCAGCCAAATCCTTCTCAAAGAACGGACGCAGATAGCCCAAGGCTACCTTTGTCGTGTCCAGCATGAAATATTCACCAGCCGCCATAAGCCTATGAGGTAGGACGATTATGAGACCAGGAGCCAACGGGTTCACTATAGCGTTTATGTTAGCCCCGCCGATCCTCACCTTCTCATCTATTCTGATCCTGTCTGTGTAAAGGTTACAGATTCCCTGAGCCATCGAACCATCACAGACGATCAGGTTAGGAACTCCACCAGCCGCCCAGATTGTCTGTATATCAGCCTCTATCGCGGTTGTGTCCACATCTCCGCTATCTTCCTCTCTGTTGGTGGAGACCATAGCCCACAAGCCACCCATAGTTCGGAAAGTGCTGGAGCCGTTTCCAGCCTGAGCCGCCACGCCCATGAGTAGTGTTTTCTCCAGTTCTTTGCCCAGTTGTCTATAAGTCTGGAGAACCTGGTGATTTAGCTCAAAACTCACGCCGCCCAGATGTTCCACGGCTCCCTGAACCCCCGCCACCTCGACTGTTCGGCTGAACGTCTGGAGATAATTACTCTCCTTAGAACGCCCTCTGGCTCTGGCTACCTTTCCATCATCGCCCTCGTCTTCCAAAACACTCACTATGTGGACGACTGACAAAGTATCATGCGGAGCGCCCGTGGTGGAGCCATAGCCTCTGGTTACTGTCAGGGCGTCTGTGGACGTAGCTGTAACCAGCATGTATTCTTGATCTACCCTGATCACCACATTATAAGTGGCTACGTCAGACGGCAATTTGTCAGCGCCATCTCCAGCATATACGTCAATGCTGGTTGCTGTGGTAGTTATAGCACCATCAAGCGCTGAGGTGGTTCCCTGTAGTTCGTCCTCTATCCATTTTGGCTGTGTAGACTTGACCTGGATTTTCGGCAACAGCATCTGGAGCGGTGTGTCGTAAGGGCTTATCATGTGAACTCCCTCAGCCACAAACTCCCTGTTTCCGTCGCTCTGGTCGTAAGTCTGCATCAAATCAGTTATAACAGCCATTTAGTTTTAGTCCTCCCGTTCTTTCCCCAGGTTAGCCCAACGGGATGTATATCCCGCTCCGTGTAGAGCGCTAGTCAACTTGGTGGCTTCTGCAAAATTCCCCGCCGCCTGAGCCGCCACGATCTGTTCCTGGAGTGCCGCTATATCGCTAGCGCTCCCCGTTATTTTGGCTTTAGGCGCTGATCCTGGTGCTGGATTAGTAGCCCCAAAACCCCCGCCCACTGGAGTAGTAATTTGCTTGATCAAATATGGTTTAGTCTCTGCCAGTTGCGCCACCAGCGTTCCGATCTGTGCCGTATCTACAGCACCACCCTCGCCGGTGTTAATTGAATCTAGCGGAATAGAAAACGCCGCATCGCTGGGATCGTTGAATCCGGCGGCGCTAGCGGCGCTGATTATAGCCGCCTTTTTTGCTGTGGCTATATTCTGAGCGCCTAGCTGGACGATCTGAGCCTGTAAGTCTGCGTTTTCTGCCTTAGCACGCTCCACCTCGTCCATTTTCGCCCTGTCAGCGGCTTTCTTTGCCTCAGTCTGTTCCTGCTGTATCGTGGTTATCTGAGCCTGTAAAGTCTCGTTTTCCTTTCGCCTTTCAGCCGCCTCAGCCCGAACTTTCCGCAGATCGTCTATAGGAACCATGGTGGAATCATCTGATCCCAGGTTCGGTGTCGAGGTATCTACCTCTAGTGTCTGGGCATCTTGCCCTGTTTCCTGCTTTTCTGCCATCTTTTCCCCTTTTGCTTATCTGTGTAAGTAATCGAAAGATTAAATAGAAAACTCTGGCTGTATTTTTAGCCGATCACTCACGATCCGGCTAATGTCTCCAGCCGTCTCCCCTTTACTAAATCGTTTCAAAACGTCGCCCATCATGGACGGTGGGATCAGCGAATCCGTGAGCCAACACCAGCCGTTAGGGTGATCAATGGGCGTTTCCCCTGGTGGAAATACTCCCCGCCCTAGCCCATAGTGGTTCTGGCTTGCCCACTGATCGCAAATATCATAGACTATATGGGAGCTACCCAGATTCCACCTTACACCAGCCACCCAGGGCGCTATATCAGCGCTGATTATACTAGCCTCATGGTGGGCGTGGTTTATCTCTGTTTTTGCCAGCCTCATGGCGTTATACTTAGCCGAACCCACACCCCGCCCTGGATGATCCAGCACCCGATCCACCTGTTTCCACTCATCCTGGCTGGTGATCAAATAGGGCGCCACATCCTTAGCCGTTTCCCTAGCCGATTTTCCTAGCGCTATATCTTTAGCCACGATCCGGCTTAGTGTTCCCTCTGTGTGTTCCTTAAGCGCCCATATCCTATCAGAAAACAGCTTGCCATCACTTAGCCGCCTTGTAGCTACCACCTTAACCGCATCAGCGGAAACGGTGGAGAATATTTTAAGATTCTGTCCATAGAACAGATTTAACAGGTCTGCTGTGGAGCCGCTAGCCAGAGCGCCACCAGCCTTAACCTTACCGTCAACGGCTACCTGAGCGGCTAGTGTCATTCCGTCCACCACTATATCATCTATGTTCTGTGCTAGCTCTCCAGTGAGCCGCCCTATGTCTTTTTGTAATAGCCGCCACTTTTCACGCCTGATCCCTGCCTCGGCTTTCCCCTCTAGACTTAAGAGTATATCCTCAATCTCAAAATAGGCGTCTCTGAGCGCCTGGTTAGTCTTGGCTGTCACCACTATATCGAGATCAAGGAATCGCTCCCTTGCTTCCATTAGGGCTAGCTCATAGCGTGTAAGGGATTCTCTAGGATTTCTCATGTTATATCTGTTCCGGTGGTGGTTCCGGCTCTATCTCTGGTTCTGGCTCCAGCGGTGGTGGATTCCATATTGATTCCCTCACGCTGACATAGAACGCCATAACCTTAGCCGGAACCTCGTTAGTTACAACAGCGAATCTGACAAAACGCTCCAGCGGTTCTGGCTCCATTTTTATATCAGCCAGTGTTTTCCACTGATCGACCAGTTGTTCCTTAGCTGTCCGTAGCTGGTCTTTCAGAACGTATAACTGCCCGATCTGAACCTCTAAATCAGCGATCCGCTGTTTGGTGCGCTCTAATTCCTTATATGCCCTGCTGACCTTGATATATTGATCTTGAGCGTATTGATCCTGCTGTTCAATCGTCCATTCATCCATTTTAGCCCTCTGGTGGCTCCAGCGGTTCCCTCGTCAGCCGTTGCCGGTATTCTGCCAGCGCCTGTTCCACCGTTACCCCTTCCTGCTGTGACCTGATCCCCCGATCATAAGTACCGGAGTCCTCAGTCTCTATCTGTTCCATTTCCTTGTCTACGTCCTCTACGCCCATTTTTTGCATAGCAGATCGGCGGCTGATAAAACCCGCTGTGTTCTGCTGGATCAATGTTTCGGTCTGTTCTTTCTCGTCTAGAGGGAGCGCATCCCCAAAGTGGAGTTTAGACGATAGCCCCGCTCCAGTGTAGTCAACAATTCCCAGAAGCGCCGCCGCTTTGAACAGTAGCCGATCCAGTTCCCGAAAACGGTTCTTTACTATCGCCCGTTTCTTGGAACATTTCCGTTCTAGTGGCATATAGTGAACCCTGAGCGCATAGCCGCTGATTACGCCGCTTTCCCCACGCCCTAGCGCCTGTTTAGGCGTGCTGGTTACAGCGTGAATCTGATCAATGATTTCTTTTAACGCCGCTATAAACGGCTCTATACTAGCCGCCTCTATAACATCCAGATGCCCCTCTGGATCGGGAATCTCTAGCACGCTCCCGGGCATCAGGCTTAAAGTGGTTCCTTTGGGAGCCTGAGCGCCAAACACAGCCGCCCTCTGAAAGCTCTGTTGATCCATCGTCAATAACATATCAGTGATCGTTTTGTTTAGGGCGTCCTGTAGTGGTGTCATAACCTGCAGATCGCTAACACCGAACTCCAGATCGTCCGCTGTGTTTTTTATGTGGACGATTGGGATCACTCCGAATGGGTTAGGCTCTGTGGCTATTAGCTTCCACTGTGAAAACTGAGTTTCCACAGACTCCCCTAGCTCATAATACTCCACCACGTCTGATCGGAAAACCTGGGCTTTCCATGCTTTCCGTTTAGATTCCTCTGATTCCTCAAACCACTTGATCGCCACATATAATAGGTGGCTATAATCATCATTAGAATATCTGGGAAAAACGATCTCTGGACGTAGAACCTTAACCCTGATCCGCTCTACGGGTGCTAGTGTCTCATCCTGATCAAGATACACTTTCAGGAATACATCACCCTTTTTTCCCATGATCGTTAAGGTTTTTATGAGTTCCTCATCTAGCAGATTATTAGCCTCATATATGTCATAGAGTAGTTTTTCCGCTTCCTTAGCTACAGCCTCAGCCTCGCCCGTAACCTCGATCCCTGGTTCCCCACTGGATAGATGATCAACGGCTACGTCCACCACAGCCCTTGAAAAATTACTCACTGTTCCCAGTTCGGAATCAAGCGCCGCCTTAATCTTTTTCGGTATTTGAACATCCTGATCGCCATTGTAGTAGCTATCATAGGCTTTATAATTACTTAGCCGCTGGTGGTTGTGCTGTTGGTGAATCCACTCCAGAAAACTATTTTGAACTAAATTTCCCATCATTTATCCGTTTTTGTGCTAGTCACTTTGTAGCCAGTCAACCCCGCCGCTTGTCTATTATCATAGAACTGCTTAACCTGCTCAAATCGGCTAGCATCTCGCTCATTATACTCATCATTATCACAGTTACAGCCCTTTGCTAGCGGGTTATACATAACCGGAACTAATATTCCACAATCCCAGTAGCACCCATAGCCTCGCTCATATCTGTGATGCCCTGGCTTAGTCACCTGATCCTCTGAAACGTGAGCGCCACAGGTCATACATACATAACCACCTGGAACGTTCTGCTGAATGTAGCCCCGTTTTATCCATTCTTTTATCTGCTGATCTTCTTCTTCTTCTTTTGCCATATAAAACATCATCAGCCCCGACGATCCAGCACTAGCCACCATTCCAGCAAACGTTTCCGTTGCTATATCCATACACACCCCTTTAGTTCGCATTTTGATTTAGTGGTAGTGAGTGGCTGGACTTGAACCAGCAAGGCTAGCCAGTGGCTAGCGCTCTACCTTTTGAGCTACACCCACGCTATTATTAACTGGAGCCGGTGTCAGGAATCGAACCCGAAATAAGGAGATTACAAATCGCCCGCTCTGCCTATTGAGCTACACCGGCTCATTTAGTTCTTGTTTAACTATGAAATGTGAAACAACCCCACCTGTTCCGGTTCTTTTCGTCCATACACTAACCCCCTCACAAAACCGATCATAGGTAGCGATTCGATACACTACAGGTAGCGATTCGATACACTACAGGTAGCGATTCGATACACTACAGGTAGCGATTCGATACAATATTGCCATTTTACAGGTAGCGATTCGATACACCTTATATTAGACTATTACCAGGCATAGTCAATTTTATCGCTCCAACTTAATATAGCCATCCAGCCCAGAGCCAACATAGCCATTAACACTATATCCATATATGCTTTGTTTCCTTTCCCCCCATAGCCCACGCCACGCTCACGCCTAGTAGCAAAACAAGTACCATCAGGATTCCATACATTACGTCCATATATCCCTCAGTATAAGTGTTCTGGGTTTAGCCGGTATTCACTGGGATTCCTCAGTAGTCCACCCTGTTCCACCGTTTCCACTACTCCAGTTTTCTCCAACGACTTGATCGCCCTCACCACCGTGGAGTGAGCTAAACCCGTTATGTCCTCAATCTGTTTCTGCGTGATCTTCACTTTGTGATCTGGGTTAAGCGTTCCATCTCTGACATATTTTGTGAGCATTGCCATATATACAAAACAACTTGAAGAATTAAACAGGGTTCCGTTTACGGTTCTGTGAGGTAGTAAAGAAAAACCGCCTTTAACCTTTGTTCCCTTGCCTCGTCTGTTCCTGCTCACACGCCACCTCAATGACACCTTTCATGCTACCAGGTATCATGCTTTCATTAGTTGTATTTTCCCGTCGTCTGTACCACGCAACCACGCCGCCACTGTACTATGAAATAACGAAGCGCATCCATACTGTGATCGTGTTCCTTAACGGGTTCCTCTTTATCGCTTTTTTCGTCATAGCTGTAGAGGTTAAATTCCTTGATCGTCTCTGTGCAGTTACCCAGAACGTATAGCCCGGGCTTTTGATCTTCCCGAATCCTTAGCTGTTGTCGCACAGCCTCTAAGCCTTTTAGAACGTTAGTTTGAACAGCCAGTGTGGGTATTCCGTTTTCCAGCAGTGTCGCTCTAGCGGATGCCCCCGAAGGATCGCAAGTGGTGTATTCGTAGGAACCGCCCATGGCGTTAAGGTTTTCGGCGTGTCGCTCCACTGTTTTGTGGCGCTCGTAGTATTCCCGATAGATATACACCCGATCATCTGGATCAACAGCCATGTATAAACATGCAAAGGGATTCTCATATCCAAAGTCAATAGACCGGAACCGCTCCCACCCAGGATCAATCTGGAATGTGCTGGGTAGAACGTGGATCGTCTCATCAAAGTCGCTGTAGACCTGTCCAGCCGCTAGCGTGAAGTCAGCGCCATATTCCTGCTGGAACGCCGCCTGGCTCATGGTACGCTTTGCTTCTGCTATGTCCTCTGGTGACAGCTTAGGGTTTTTCCATGACGGAGACTTAAAGCGCTCCCATTCAGGATATTCTGGATCGTTCCCTCGTTTCCAAAGATCATAAACCCAGTTATAGCCCTTGGGAGTGCTAATAAACAGCGCCCACCCTAGACGATCTGATAATGTTGGTCTGAGGTATAGCTCCCAGATCGACTGTTTACAGCTTGCACACTCATCAAATATAAGCCAGTCCAGCCCCTCACCCAACAGTGATTCTGGGTGTTCCGCTGATTTAGCCTCTATGGTAGAACCCCACGGAAACTCTAGTTTGAGCGGTTGCATCTGCTTTCTGGTGGGTGTAAGCCCCGCTTTCTTTATCATATCAAAGTATATTTCCCGTGCCACTTTCGTAGCTAGATCATAAGTCTTTGATACAACCCACCCCCGCGTGTTTGGGAGTAGCAGTGGAACCTCAGCTTCTTTACTGGCTGATAGCGATTTCCCCCACCGCCGCCCAGCCACCACCACCCTAAAGCGTGCTGTGGAGTCGTGGATCGGCTGTTGCCCTGTGTGTGGTTCGTAGCCTAGCCGCCGGAACCATGCCTTTTTTGAGATTCTATACATTCACTTAGCCCGATCTGTTTTCCGTCTGGAATCTTAACCCTTACCTCGCCGGTTATATCACGCCATATCTTTTCTGCTATCAGTTCGTTTCCTCTGGGCATCATGTGGCGCCCGTCGTTTTGTAAGCAATACTCAGGAATCCCCAAAACGATAGTGGAGTAAACATCTATCACCGTGATCCGGAACCGTTCCATTATCCCACGTGCTACTTTATTATATTCCTTAACGGCTGTGTTCATACCAGCCCGATCCTCGTCTATCCGGATCGGCGTGCTAGCTATCCAAAATAGCGGCGCTCTGGTTCCCGTTCTAAGCCTGTTGGCTATTTTCCCCAGGTTTAACTCATAGTCCGCTAAGGAAACACGATCCTTAATGTCGTAGTGTCCACAGTTCCACGCTATATAGTTCGCTGGACGTTCTACCAGCCACTTTTCCACATTAACCAGAATCCTGTGGCTGGAGCCGCCATTCATAGAAAGCCGCCCAGTTTGGAACTTAAATGGTGGAACGCCCTGGAGTTCTATACTTTTCGGAACCACATCTCTGAGATATGGCAGATACCCCAGGGCTATATCATCGCCAATTATGCTAAAACGCTCCATACCTCCCTCATTATCATGTAGATTCCAGCGGCTACTCCGATCCCCCAGAGCCAGCCTTTTACGTCTATATAAGAATGATCCACGATCCGCCAGTCCTCTAAGATTTCATAAGCCAAAAACCCACTAACCAACGCCCACCCTAGCCACGGGCTACTTACTAGCAGGATCGCCGTATATACGCCCAGTGGGAAGTGGATCAGCCAACGGTATACTCTTTTCCAGTTAATCATCTATCTGCTCCAAACAGTCAGTCCAGATTTTCTCTATTGGTGATAGCGCCGGATCGCTCACACCGTGTACGATTTCACCCACACCGTCAATATATTTCATGATTTCCAGGGCATCTCTGGCTGTGAACTTAACCACTCCATCCCTTAGCTGTTCCTTGAACACCTCTAGGGAGTCTTTAGCCAGAGCGTAGTTTTGCCGCCTGATCTCGGTCAACGCCTCAATCTCAAATTCCTTTAGCTTTTCTTTCGCTCCAGCGTCCACCTCGGCTAAGTATTCCCGCCGCTCTGTTGTCCATTTCTCCTGAGCCGCCGTTTTCTTAACATGCCCTGTGGTGATTCCGTAGTGAGCCGCTATTTCCGCTAGCGTCACCTCTCCAGGCTTTCCGGTGGCTTTACTCCGTTTTCCATTCAGAGCGCCGGTAACATACCACCGTTTAGCCTCAGCCTTATTCATTTTAACGTTCCCTCTAGCCACCTGTTTCCACTTCCCTCAGTTCCGCCCTGAGCCTTGCCACCCGTTCCTGTTTGTACGCCTCGGTTATCATGACAACCCCTTGTGTTAGCCCTAGAGCCTGCATCCTAAGCCGTGAAACTATTTTTTGAGTTGCCGATAGTGTATTTATAGCTTCCTCAATGGCTTTATTGACTGCAAAATACTCATCACCGTCTACAGGTTTAGCCGGGGTCCATTCTAGCTCTGCTATGTTTGGTTCCTGTTCTGGTTTAACCTTATCCTCTGGCATGTTTCCCCCTTGTTGTGTTTTCAGAATAAAAAGAGGGGAACAGAGCCGGTTTTTTATCCCCGGTTCCGTTCCCCTCTTCTGAGGTAGTGTATGATCGTAACATCTACCAGCCCCGCCCTGCCCAACCGAACTCTGTGGAGTCCTGCAAATCTTTAGAGTTTGTCTGGCTGATATTCTGTGTGCGTGTCACGCTCGATCCGTCTACCATAAGCCCTTGAGTTTAGATATTGAGCCGCTTTGTTCCTTGCTAGTTGCAAATACCACGATCTTGTGTGTCCTAGTTCCGCTTTCAGGATCGCCACACACATTTCTTGTTTTGCTTCTTCTCTTTCGTGGAAATCATCACTTACTCCATAAGCTACCCTCTCAATGTCGGTCAAAAAGTTTTCAACGTCCATTTTTCCCCTCATGTATACGATCAAATAACTGGGCGTTTTTAGCCCCCCCCTGTTAGATATTTTTCCAGTTTTTCTATGGCTGTTTCAATACGATCACAAACTCGCCGTTGACCTATCCCGAAATATCCCCCTATTTCCCACTGAGTATAACCAGCCACATATAGCAGGAAACAGCGACGCTGTTTGTCTGTGTGCGTTTTAACCCCCTCCTGGACATCCATCATGGCGTCTAAGTTTGGGTATGGGTTCGTCATTCTAACCCCGCCACTGGGCATCTGGGAGCGTGATCCAGCGTCTCTGGCGTCACAGCACACCTCAACCACAGGCTCCCAGGGAGTCTCACGAATGATTAGATCGTCCGTGAGAATTTCCATATTATCTCTGGCTATGTTGGCTGGTGTTTGTTCCGCTCCAGCCGTGAGCATAATCGTCTCAGTCTGTTCCATGCGCCCTCCTGTAGTCTGCCCTTTGTTTTTCAAACAGCTTTTGTTCTGTCTTAGCCCTCGTAGACACAAACCCCAGCGGTTTTTGTTTTTCCATTAGCTCCACTGGGTTTAGCTTTCTTTTATAATACTGCGGGTTCGGTATGTAGCCCTTGCCCTCTTTCTGGATCACGCCAGCCGCCACAGCCTCAGCGATCCAGCGGTAAGCCGCGTTTATAACTACCCCGTTTTCTAATGCTACCTGGTTAAGCAATTCTTTCCTTTCCGCTCTCCCGTATGGCTGGTAGAACATAATCACAGCGCTCAGAACGTAGCCTAGCCGCTGTTCCTTTGTGTGAGAGCCAGCACGTCTGTTTGCTATGCCCAGTGTCCGTATAGCCCTTTGCACACAGAACTCACTAACCCCTAATCGTTTGGCTATGTCCTTACAGGGAGTTTTAAGCATATATAACGATTTAACCCTCTGCTGTAGCCGCTTCTGATCCTCCCCTATTATACGCCTCTGCGGAACCCCCGCCGCTTTTGCCATTGCACGCGCAATTGAAGCGTTTACATGAAATCGTCGCGCGATCTCTTTTACAGCCACCCCCTCTTTATAGGCGTTTACTATCTTATTTTCTCTGCTTTCCTCTGGTGGTGGTGGAGTAGGAACCGGCGGTGGTTCCGGTTCGGGTGCTGGTTCCGGTAGTGGATCAAACATTATGGTTCCCACACCAACTCCCCTAACGTTTTCCACTCTATGTTCACTGACGGATTTCATGCTAGAACCTGGAGCGCTGTTAATCTCTGTGGTGGCGTTTCCCCTTGTAAATAGCCCCTTTAGCCATTCCCTGATCATGATCAAAACTCCCTTTTTTGCTTACATAAGTAAGTAGCCATGTTTTCAAATAAAAACGACTAATTTAGTCGGTGTTTCGCCCTCATCGTAAGCGCCTGAGCCTGAATAGCACCATCGATCAGCCGCTCATTTTCTGCCTTTTTCCGATCCACCCTAGACGCTCCACCGGCTAGCAAAAGCACCAAACACACCGAACCAATAACCGACACCCCGCCGATCCATGCCAATATATCCCTAATTATGTTATACATCTTTCCCCCTGGGCGTTTGATACTCCGAAAAGCTATCCTTTACTAAACGCTCTTTTGTCTCTTTGGTATTCACAGACAAATTATGGGCTAGTTGGGTTATAAAAGTATCTATCCCTATAAAGCAACCAACCCCATCATCGCATTTTTTATGCACAAACCGACAGTCGTCTGCTTTATCGACTACAACGCTTCCGTCCTCATGACCCATTATTTGCTTGCCACAAACATCACAGATCATCAACGGGCACCTCAAACCACCAACAGCCAAAATCTTTACAGCCATATTTCCCCCTATCATGCAAAATCATCTTGGATCGCCTGATCAGCAAACCTCTCCAGCCATTGAAAAACAAGGTTTGTGTTATAGCCCCTAAGAGGGAATTTTCGTTCGCCCTGTTTCTCAGAGAACAACCTAATGTTGCCCTCGTCGCCACTTGTCGCTGGAAAGTCTATATTTAGAGCCGGGGATGCCAAGTCTAAAACAAAACCCGAATAACCACTAATCCACGCCGCCAAAATTTTCACCGCTGAGGGCGTGCTTATGTGTTTGTCCAGACCACCGTCAATATTTATTCCAATCCCAGCATCATAGTCCACCCACAAACCCAATCGCCGTGGTTTAACGCCGCTTCTCATCTCGCTTTCTGTGATTAGTTCTTCAAGCACCATACCTTCCAATCCCCCTCAGTAAGTCCACATAGCATCTGACTTTTCCGGATCGTCGTCTACGTGGATAAAAGAGCCAGCAATTCCAAAACGCCAGAATCCAGCCTTGTATAGAGCCTCGAATAGCGCCAGTGGTGTTTTTCATATTGGTTCGCTTTCTTGTGTGCGCCCGTTAAAAAGGTATATCATCAAAATCATCATCGAAACCTACCTCGCCATCATCCCGCTTTGGTTCGGGTCTACTCTCTCCACCATAAGCCACCTCAACCAATGATTCCACCTGAGCTTGGAGCGCATCCGGCAAAACAACCTGTTTTGTATAGTTCGTTTTTCCGTCCTTATCATCCCACGCCCTAGTGGGTGGAGCCAGGAAAAACCCCTGGTAGCCTTCCACCCACTTAAAATCTCTGAATAGAATGTCATTAACCGTAAACTCTACAAAAGCCTTAACCTTACCATCTCCCTTTAATGGCGTAACCCGCTTAATCACTATCTTGTCCATTTGTTCCCCCTAAATATTATCTTTCTAAGTTCATACAAGCAATGCTTACAGGCTCCAGGTGGCATTCCCTCGCCGGTGTAGTGCTGGAAGCCCTCACGCTGTATCTTTTCCGGTGATATTTCTTGGAATCCACACAGCGAAAGAACCTCGCCGCCCTCATATAGATGCCACTTTCCACCTGGAACCTTTAGCCAGTCCAGATAGCTTTCCATGTCTACCTCAGAACGGAAAGCGCCATAGTTTCCTCAGCCGCTTTCCTATCCACTTATTTTTCCCACGTCTAGCCCACTTAACCGGATTCCCCGAACCCAGCACCTCTAGATCACGCATCAACCTCGCTAGTCTGTAGAATATCCGGCTGATCATTTAGTTCCCCCTTCGCGCATGAGTAACAACCCCCACACTGTGTGGCTTTATAACCCTCTGGAATAGTGAGCGCCAAATCTAAAAAACTAGGCAAATCAGGATCGGGAAACTGCGCCCACCCCACTAACGAAACCCAGCATAAACGCTGAGGTTCCCGATCCCGTAGAATTATAACATATTTCATGCGCTGGCTATTAGTAGCGTTCTCTTTGAATGTTTTGCCTAAGTCTTTATATATCCCCCATTTCATGGTGTGATATATGCCATACAGCCAACACCTGATCCACACACAGAGCCAGTATAGCCTTTTCATTCCACGCCTCACACTGGGATCGCTGTTGCATCCCCGTTTTCACGCTCCCATGCGCCCAGGAGCGCCTTAAAAGCCTTATCATCCATAACTACCAGCCTCAGCCGTTCCCCTTTCGTCCTAAGCGTTAATAGCGGCGTTTTCCCCTCTGTCTTAGCGGCTGGCAGTAATGCCTTAAACCACTTTTTCACACACCACTTATTCTGGAGCTTGGAATCCACCAGCCATACTGGGTGTATTATATCGTTTTTCTCGTCAGTTCCTTTCATAAGCGCCCTGGTGGTTCCAAAAATCTTAGCCACCGCCCGTTCCTCAGCTTTCCACGCTTGACTAGCCATGTTCCCCCTCTCTAAAGCGGCAACAGAGACTGGGCGTTCCGCTCTCTTATTTCGCGCCCCAGCCGTTCCTCTGACATTTCTATATATTCTGGGTTTTGCTCTATTCCTATATAATCCCTGTGGTTCCGGATCGCACCAGCGCCGGTGGAGCCGGAACCGAAAAACGGATCAAGGATCACGCTTTCCGGTGGAGCGTGCCTGATCACTAGCGGTTCTATCATCCAGAGGTATTTTTCCGTAGGGTGATCCGTGGCTTTAAGCCCCACAGAACCGATAGCGCCATAAAAAACATTAACCATGCCCTCTTGACTGGTAAAATCGAGGTAATAATCATCTGAAACAGTAAACCATGAACACACCTCAAACCCGCTCCTGTAGTTTGTTTTCCGGTAGTGTGGGATCGGGTTCTTTTTAATAAACATTAGCACATTTCGGAGTATAAAACGCTGGTGGAAACCCTGGAGCGCTCCACAGGGATCGCTCCGATCATGGAAAATTAACAGCGATCCACCTGGTGTGAGAATCCGCTTGAACTGGATCGCTAGCTCCGTCATAAACACCCTATATTCGTTGGGTGTCATAACATCATTCATCTTATTTCCCCATGCATCAAGGGTGGACATCAGCCGCCCACCCTGTTTGGTAAACTTTTCCTTATCCCCTATGTTATACGGCGGGTCGGTTATAACTGTTGGTATAGAGTGATCGGGAATCGCCCTCAGCCTATTCAGTGCATCGCCAGAAATCACGCTGTTTTTGTGCTGTTCCACCCAGTCCATCTAAAAGCCCCCATCTGCTATAGGGTTCCGATCCGGAACCGCTGTGGCTGGAGCGTTTAACCCGCTTAAAAAATCGTCCACATTCGCTAGAGAGCGCTGGATCAGATCGTCACTCCAGCGGCTTAACATCCCCGCTTTTGCGTCTTTCTCGATCTTCTCTCTAAGCCATTCCGGTGTTATATCCACAGTGGCTACGCCCTTTGCCATATCACTGTATTTTTGCTGATCCTGATCCATCATAGCCTCTCTAACGATTCGCCGCTTGACGCCCTCAGCGTGTTCGTTGACTAAGTCCTTGAACCGCTTATAAGCCCACCCAGAACCAGAGTTTTGTTTTTTTTCTTTTCGTGCTATCTGTTCTGCCTGAACCGCAAACAGGATTTCTTTAACGGTTCCATAGCCATGCATTTTGGTTAGTTCTACCATATAGCCCAGGGCGCTAGCCCCTGTGATGCCCAGCTTGCCACAGAAATCCCTCAAGTATTTTTTATCATCATAGCTAACCTCTGGCATTTAGTCACCTCTTAAGCCCTTTAGCACCCATGACGCTATTTCTATATCATCCACCCAGAACGCCTGTTCTTTATTGCCCGATCCGTGCGCTATCAAAACCGGCACGCCCATATTCTCACGCCGCCCAAACTCCCCTATAGTAGCCCCGTAACCATCCATCAGTTTCCGGCTGGATGTTCTAGCGAAAAACCTAGTTTTTCCAGCGATCCGCTGTCTTGCTGTGGCTATAATGTGCTGGTGTCCTACAGCCACTATGTCAGCGCCGTTATATTCTTCTCTAACCAGCTTGACACAGCAATAGCAGTCGTTATGATTACTGTTTCCCTTCGCCTTGTGGATCGTGATTGTTTCCCACGTAATTCCTGGAGTTTTCAGGAACCATAAGCCGCCGCCGCCCAGATATGGACACCCAGAAAGCCTAGCTAAAAACTTGACATAGTCAACGTCAGCCGTTTCGATAGCCCAGACATCATGACACCCGCTAACCATTATGAGTGTTTTCGGAGCCATGATTTCTGCTAGCGTGTAAGCGTGAGACTTAGCCCCTCTGGACGTGTCTGATCGCTCATTAGCAATCTGTGTGTGCTTAGTGTTCCCCGCCGCTCCGTCCTCTAGATCGCCCAAAAAGGCATAATATAGCGCTTTTGTGTCTCTGATTATATAAGCCTCGCTCAGTATCGTATCTAGATCGCTGTGAACACTTCCAACATGCCAGTCACCGCCAAACACGATCCCGAACCATCCAGCCTCGTCTAGTTCTACCACAGGACGCCGATCCGGTGTATATAGTTTTCGCTCCAGGTGTTGCTTTTCTATTGCCATCATCAGTAGCTCCACCCGCTGTTTTTTATCTAGTTCCGGCTGATAGTTCCCTGCTATTTCCTGATCCTCTGGGCTACTGATTGTCTCTGGCTCTGGAGTCTCCACCACAGGAACCGGCTGTGGTTCCGGTGGCGTTGCTGTCAGCCGGTTATAACGCTGTCTCACAGCATCACCAGATCGCCCTAGTTTTTGCCCTATCTCTGGAAATGATATACCCTGAACCCGTAACACGATCAGGGTGTGCTTTTCCCCTTCGCTCCAGTGTGACATACTGCCTCACTTTCCTCATAGAGATAGCCCAGGAGTTCCCGGGCTATCTCTGATCGGTTTTGCGCTTAATAATCCTCTGCTGGATCAACAGATTCCGCTGGTTCCGCAGGTTCCCATGATGCCCCCGCATCACTAGCCGCATCTTTGAGTGCCAGTTCCCATGTGCCACCATTAACCGCAGTGGGTGACATTTCCCAGATGCGCTCTACACCCATTCTGTCATAAAAGCCCCGCATGATCTGGACGTTATCCCTAAACAGGCTAAGGGCGTCCACGATTACCCGCGCCTTCGTGACACCCACAGAATCATCAGCCGCCCAGTCACACGCCTTTCTCACAGCGATCCTAAAGTTTTCTTTAGCTTCTTTGGAATCCTGGAGCCGCTTGAACATATTTAGCCATGTTTGATCCGCATCCAGTGGCTCCATTTTTTCTGGCTGAACTATAAACCGCATTGACAGATATTGCTTTATCTGATCCGCCGTAACCTCTTTGCTGATTAGGGTGGTAATCTGATCGTCTATGCCACTAACCTCGATCTTGGTTAAGTTTTCCACCACCGTGTCATATTGCGGTTTAGTTAAATCATTCGTAGATTCAAGGCTAAACCAGTCCTTTATCATGGTTTTCAGCGTATCAGGGTTTATCGCCCGTGATTTAGCTAAACCAAAAATATGCTTTCTCTGTGTTTCTGTCAGTTTACCGTCTCCATTCCCGTTTCCGCTGGTTCCAGGAGCGCCACCTGTGGTGGTGTCGGTCTGCGCTTTCCCGCTCCCCTTTCCCTTTGCTGGTTCCGGACCAGCCTCGTTTCCGTCCACATCTTCCTCACCAGCCACACCCAGCATGGCGGCTAGTTCATAGCGGCGTTTATATGTTCGTACAATCCCCTCACGCTGGAGAGTATTGATCGCTCGATTATCCGGCGCGCTGTTTACGATTATAGCTGTTTCGCTGTATAAAGATTCTCCGCTAGTGTGCCAGAGCGTGGTAATTAACAGTTCGCCATCTGGAGTCTGATCAGTGGTCTGAGCCACTACCAGCCCATGCCTTGCTAGCGCTGGAGCCGTAGCCTTGATTATATCTTCCAGTTTGGCATATTTGTTGCCAAACGTGGGATTTTTCCCACTCATCTTGATCTGCTCAAACTCTAGCCTAGCCGCCGCCAGCGCCGTTATTAACACACCCCGACCAAACCCCCGTGGAGTGCCGTTATTCGCCTCAACATTTTCGCCCTGCTGGTCTTGGTTTATAGTTTCCTGCTGGTTTTCTGCTGTGTCGATCGTTGTTGTAGCTCCCATTTTTTACGTTCCCCCAGTGTTTAGGATCAAAATATATCCTCAGTCCGTGTTCCTATCTATGCGCCATAGCCACTAGCTGATCGTTTGCCCTAGCCAGTCTAGCCACACCCCCAGTAAGCGTGGCGACTCTCTTTTGCAGTTCCCGTTTTTCCGTCTCTGTCTCGCTTAACCGTTCCTGAGCCGTTGCAAGACTGATTTTCAGATTTATAACTTTTTCCCCCAGGGCGTTTTTTGCGTTCTGTAACCTCTGTTCTCTGCTCATATCACTCCCCCATTAGAAATCTTATGTCCTGAACGTCTCCAAGGCTAACCGGAACAGCGTGGATAACTTTAGCCGTTTCGGGTTCTGGTTCCGGATCAGGAATCAGCGCCCATTTAGTAACATTTTCTATTCGCTCTACTACACTATCAGCCCATCCCGTATAGACTAGGTCATACTCGCTAGCCGCTTGAATTTCCCTAGCGCTGATCCAGCGCTCCAGATATTCTATAGCTTCTATATAATCCCAGTGGGCATCAAATTTTTCATAGGTTCCCTCTATTCCATCCCACTTCCAGGAACAACAAATCTTGTTTTTTGCGTTTGTAGATACCTCAGCGGAAAACCCCTCATCAGTTTCATTGATCGCCCTTGCCAGTTTGTCTAAATCTGTCGTATACCGTCTCATTTACTACCTCCTTACTTACTTAACATCATAAGTAAGCATAGTATGAAAAAAGAGTGGCGCCGCTCATAGCGCCACCCTAAGAGAAAAAGAACACTACCATATTTGGTCAAACCCCTGTTCCTGTTCTGGAACTTACACCCACGCCGCCAGGGTTTAACCATGTGGGCGTTATTTATCCGATTTAACTGAGTTCTGTTTTTGGTTAGTCGCTGGAACCTCATGGCGTGGATCGTGTCGCTCATTCCAGCGATCCGCTAGCGCCTGTCACCAGGTCGTTTTCTAGCAGATCAGAACCTTCCCGTTTTTCCTCGCCGGTACTAGAAATCCTCAATTTCTTTCGGGCTAGCACCAGAGAGCGCCGAACCAGGAGCGGCGCTTTGTTCCCCCGTTGGGAACGCCTTACTTGATTACGTTATTAAGTATACCATGAGTCATAACCTTTGTCAAGGAAAATATAATACTGTAAACCCGCATAAACACTGGGTTTATAAAAAAAAGACACTAACGCCGCCGCCGATGTCTTTTTTTGTCAGGCCTTACAAGGGCAATAACAGCTTGACATTCACTTTTTGACATGATATACTTAATTAAGTTTGTAAAAGCGTGTTTTTACTTCTTCTACGGAATCCAGAAAGCGGGGAAATACGGTAGTACAATAAACATGAGAGGGTAGAATAATGGACCACAGGGCAGGAAACGTAATAATAGCGGCTAGAAATAAAAAAGGGTGGGATCAGCAAAAACTCGCTAGAGAAACAGGGCTAAAGGGAACTACTATTTCCAGATACGAAAACAACAAAGCCCCCATCACGTGGGAAAAAGCGGAGCTACTGGCTCAAACACTCGGAATAAATATGGAATATATGGTCATGTTATCTTTTTGCGATTGGGGAATCAATGACAAACTCCGTGGAGTATATGAGAAATACCCCCGAATTAAACGGCTGATCAATATGTTTGATAGTGTGGTGGGTGATTGTCTGGACGATATGGAACAGGAAAACAGAGAAAACCAGCGGAATCACTTAAGCGTGGTAAATATTGACAAAAAAGGCAAAACATGATAGACTAAAATTACTGAAATCAGGAAAGCGGAATAGGCATATTCCGGCTTTCTTCTTAACTTACCTAATTTAGCTCCTATGTTCTGTTGTTCGTGGGAGCTAAATTTACAACAGAGGTAAAAAAATGGAAAACATTATGGACACCCATTTTGATATAATGCCCAGGGATTTAAGAAAAGCGCTAGCAGAACGAAAGCCCTCAGAATTTGCTATATTATATTTTATTACAGAAAAAACCCTCGGCTATGGGAAAGTTTGGGATAAAATACCCCTCAGTCAATACGAAACAGGAACAGGACTAGATCGCAAAACTATCACGAAAGGGCTAAACGCCCTGGAGCTAAATGGCTGGATCAGAATAGACAAAACCGATCAGACATTCTCATATTCCCTTGCCATGTCTCCAGAAGTGGGGGAAAAATTCCCCCGAACTCTAAAGACTACTGGGGGAAAAATTCCCCCGAACTCGGTGGAAAAATTCCCCCAAGATCGAAAAAACTCGGGGGAAAATTTCCCCCCTCAAGAAGAGATCAAGAAAGAAAAGAAAAGAAAAGAAGAAGATCAAGTAAGCGTAAGTATACAAGATAAGATAGAGCCTCGAAGCAAAAAAAACGCCTCAAGTCCTCTAATTGTTTTTAGTGGGTATGAACTCAGAAACAGAGCCTGGGAGCCAAAAGGTAGAACGAAAACGATCAACGTTCAAATACGTAATGGCTTAAAACCAGATAAAGAATTAACAGCCTATTGGATGCAAAACAACTATACCGAACTCCTGGACTATTACAGAACGTACGACAGAACGCACGAAAAAGGCCCAAACAGCGCCTTTAAGGTTCTCTCTAGTACAGAGTAGCATTTCTTTCCTGAAAGTCGCCTGTGGGCAAACCTCGTGCGTTTTAGAGCCTGTTTGATAATTACTGC